CTCAAATCCCTTCGCGACTCGAATCAGGAAGGCCGTGAGCTCAGCGGTCATCACCATACTCATAAGGCCACGGTTCAGTGCGTCCTGCAATGGCACAACTGAAGCCAGCTCGCTAATGCCGTATTGCGTGCGGGTGCGCTGGCGATTGCGATAATGCACCACCGGTACCACGCCAGGCAACCACTCAGCAACGCCGCGCTCGTCTGTGGATTCATCCACAAACGGCAGCATCCCGTAACCGGATTCATCTGCAATGTATTTCTCGACACGGTCGGGATAGTAGAAATTGACGCGCCGTGCATCGTCGACGCCTTCATACCAGATTTTAACAGCGATCAGGATGTTCTTGAGTCGCCTGTCATAGACGACGATCATGCCCGTTTCGCCATCCCAGCAGGGCTCATGGCTCAGCACCACGCGCCCGCGCTCGTTGTCGTATTCCAGTAGCAGGAAGGTGTCACCGTCCCGAATTGCCGCTTCATGCAGATCCATCTGCAAGCCATCCCAGCGGTTTACAGTCAGTAGCTGCTCTGACCAGTCACTGGCCTCTTCGCTGTCGCCTTCGATACGATCTACCAGCAGGCGATCAGCGTAAGTATCCACAACCAGCCCGCAATAATTCTCATTGAACTGATCGTGCTGGTCGCCGCTGATCCTCAACATGCGCTTCATGTTGCCCGTTAACTTACTGCGATGATTGCCGTCGTAATAGTCACGGAATAGCTTGACGCGGTCGCCCCAGTCGTCTGTTTCAGTAAGCCATTCATCGCGTACCAGGGTGCGCGGCAGCATTTCGTAGATTGTGCTAAGCATAGCGTATTGTCCTCGCCGTTAGTTTCTGCCGCCTGGGCGCGTCTATTGCCATTACCAGATAACGCAGCGCGTCCATTGCGTGGTCATTTGCCTTAACGGGCTGGTCTTGCATACCGTCGCGATTTTCACGCCACTGGTACTGCTCGAATTCGCTGATCAGATTCACGCATGATCTGCTCATGACCAGCATGGGCAAATCACCGGCAGCGGCGGGAGCATAGCTTGCGAGGCGATGCTTGACCGCCTGTATGCCCGTCATGACCGTGTTGTTAGCCGCCACCGCCTTAACGCCCGCCTGCTGCAGCGTGCGGATGTAATCCGGCTCCGAAGGGTCACATACGAATTCATGCACCCCGTAAGCATCACGTAAATCAAGCGCCACGTCTGCCCATTCTTCAATACGCCGCTGTCGCTGATAGCGCTCCGCCAGAATCCACAAGCGCCCGTCTCCATCCATACCTGCAACCAGCATCACGCCTGGATTTGCATAACCCCAGTCGACGCCGGCCACGACGTAAGCGAAGCTCTTGGGTCTGTCTGTCACTACATGATGATCCTGACTGAATTCCTCATACACCAAACCCTGATGGGCAATGAATTCACCCAACAGTTCCTGCCGTGCAAAGTCGCCGCTGTATTCAGTTTGCCACGCTTCAATAATCGCATTGTCCAGATACACGTTGTCACTGCTGGCCGCACGTATCAGCTCATAACCTTCTTTGTCTGTTCCGAATAGTTGATACAGCCAATCGCGACCGCGTGGCGTTGTTGTTAACCAAGCATAACCGCGCTGGCCAAATTGTCTCAGACGTCCGACCATAATCCGCCACACATCCGGTCGATAGAGCGCCGCCTCGTCACCATACCACCACGACGCATTGAAGCCACGCAAGCGATCCGGATGCTCAGCACTACGCATCAGGATTTCGCTGCCATTGCGTAGCTTGATCGTCATGTCGCTGCGGTTGAAGCTAGTGATATGTGAATCAGCAATGTCGAGGAAGGTACGGGCCGTCACGTCTCGTAACATCGGATAGGTGGGCGCGGTGATGATGCCCAGGTTAGGCGTCGTGATCGTCGTATTGCCTATACGCCCTAATCCGGCCCGTAGCGCCCTGTAACAGCCTGCGTAGGTCTTACCGCTGCCGATACCTGCTACAAACGCCGTGTAGGCGCTATCAGTGCTTGCAAAGGCCTGTTGCTGTGGATACAGCTCTATCGACGTGTCAACATCATTGCGAAGATTAGCAAACAAGCGCGCTGCGATCGCGGCCGCATCAGTTGTTGGGGACGCGCTCTGCTTCCGCACGAATCAAGGCCTCGAACTCTCGGACAATATCCTGCTTGCTAATCCCCAGCTGCTGCGCCATTGCCTGCACTTCAGGTGACAATGCCAACCCGATGTCGTGGCGCTTTGGTGAATCCAAGCCCAGCAACTTTGTTTCACGGTCTTGAATTTTCAGCAGCGCTTCAATGCGTTCCTTGCCCTCCGGCAACGTATCCCAGGCTTCCCTGCGCATTGCCGTTAGCTCTTCAAGGTGTTTGGCAACCCGCAAATCTGTTTCATGCTGATGCTCTTCGCGCCATTGCTGCAATAACCAGTTAACGTCTTTGCTGATGGTCGCCTGCGTGACGTCCAATTGGTCCGCAATCTGCTGCTGCGTATGCCCACGCAAGTACAGCGAAGCCACTTGACGACGGCGATTAGCCATCTTCGCCTGCTGTTTTGTCTTTTGCGGCATAATAATCTCCATGAGTATAATTTGCCCAAGAAAACAAAAAGTGCGTAATGCGCTTCTGTTATCTCGATATGTGCCCGTCTTTTGAGAAAAAGCCTACAATCATTATATCATGCCTGTCAAATAATCACGATCCGGTCAACAAAGCCACACGGCAACGTCATAATGGTGGGCTCCGCATTCTCCAGCACCTTCGTAATGTCATCTAACATCGTCATCACCTGCACTGGCGTCAGATTGTAAATCGACACCCGGCGCTGCTGGGTGATCCACTTAGCCCGCTGCTGAGGTGTGATGAAATGTGGATACGTGCGGATGCAATCAAGCTCCAATTCATAGACAATGCGCTCCAGCGGTTCCAGTTCGCGTCTGCCTAACAAACCGCGCTGCTGTTGTCGGATGTTGCGCAGGGCCGCGTCCTCAGTAGGTCGTGACACAGTCGAGGGCGGGCCGTCGTCTGTCCAGTCGATTTCGTACCATCGCAGCGGTAGCGGTAGCTGTTTCATGTTGTCGCCTCAAATAGCGATAGCTGCTCGGATAACGCGTTAGGGCTTACCCACAAGCATTCCGTACGTGCCTGATGCTTTAGCGCCGCGCCTTCGCCCTGCAAATTGCTGTTCCGAGTGCGCCCCGCTGCATAACAAGCCGTTTGCCAGTCTATCCGTTTCCAGCCCGCGTCTTCAAGCGGCTGGTAAATGGAATTGGGATAACCCGATAGCGACGCGTGCCCCTTCAAGTTGAGTAGCATGTCCACAAGCTCCGCGTGATCATTTTCGGCAAGCTCATGAGCATAACCGCCCGCACTGCGAGTGCTAGCTATATACGGCGGGTCAAGGTAAAACAGCGTTTCGGGCGTGTCATAACGATCCAGCACGCGCCGCCAGTCGGCGTTTTCTATCTGAACTCGTGCTAAACGTTGATGAATGTCAGGTAGTCTGTCAATTGCGCTAAGCCATTTTGATGCTTGTTCAGCCATGCCCCGATTTGATGACGTCACTGATGTTCCCCAAGAGTGTGCAAAATGTCCGCCAAAACTCTGACGCGCTATCACATACCACATGACCACGCGCTTGATCTTGTCGAGTTCATCGCGCCAGTTAGCACGGCACTCATTATAAAGCTGGCGACTGTATGGCAGGGCCGACACGCGACGCTGGAATTGCGCAAACTCATCAGGGTCAGAAAGCACTGTAAACAGATCGTACAACCCGCTGTCAATGTCATTGTAAGTTTCTAGCAATACAGGCTTTTTAGCCATGAGGATAGTCGCGCCGCCGCCGAAGGGCTCAACATAGCGCGTGTGTGGTATCTGCTCCAGAATTGGCAAAATCTTAGCTCTCATCCTCCCCTTGCCTCCAAACCACTTAATAGGGCTGCGTAGCACTGGCATCAGCTTGTCACCTCGATCACTTGCGTGCCAATGCTTGCCCATAGTTTGCCATCCGCCGGCTGGTACACGATGTTATTCAGTGATGCCGCGTGACTTTGCATATCGACCGTGGCGATCACCGTGCCGTGTTGCCAGTCCGTGTGTTTGCGTCCTATCTGGTAATGGGGCGTTAGCTGACAGAGGCAGCCCCCGACGGCACAGGCCACGCTGTAAGCCGCGCCCCTGACCGTG